AAGACGTGCGTTTTAATCCGATAGTCCGGATAGGCATTTATGAACTCCTTTAAGCGATCCTGCACACTTACATAATCATCAAGATAATTTGACATCTAATTGCTCCCTACCTGCGAAATCATCTATCGCAGCTTCTAGTTGTTCCTTTAATGACCAGAACGTTCCGTCTGGCCAGTTCTGTGCCTCATTGGCACAAGGTTGGCAGTAAAAGCGCACCTGCATCCGCCTAGTTGGCGTTTCAGATTGCACCTTCCATATCGCTGGCACTTGGGCTTTGTGATGCCAAGTCCCATCTTTCATTTGTCCCCAGCGCATTTTGCAGTAGTCGCACCATTGGTGTTGGTTATGATTGCGAGTCAAGCTCAACGTCGTCCCAATCTTCTGGTGAACTAAATCGGCAGAAAGATAAGATAGTGGCATATCCAATGAGATCGAGATACGAATCTTCGCGCTCTGGACTTTCCACCATTCTTGATAGTTTTGTTGCGATAAAGACAAGCGCCACGTCAGATGGGTCTCTGAGCTGAACACCGAGTTGTCTCGCGATTTTGTAAATGCGTAAAAGATTGTGCCTCGGGTCGCCATATTCAAGCCCCCTGTCATCGAGGGTGTTACCAGCGTCCGAGAGCCAGTCACTTAACGATCTCTCTGACATTTATGCTCGCCCGACCTCTCTTGTATCCCTCGTTAAAGGCTTTGGCTTTGATGCTGACATAAACTCGATAGCCAAGCCACAGCGTTGAGCAATAGATTGCAAAGAAAACGCCCTCATTGAACATCGGCGTTCACCCCATAACGATCAAGCCAATAAGCTGAGATTTCTTCTCTGCTCAATCGCCCTCTTACTGATTTTCTACCTAGCGATTCGATTGCGTAGCGTCTGATTATTTGGCCTTTGACGTAATTCTTACCATCAGACCAAGCGCCAGAAGTAGAATCAAATCGAATTACTGCTGGATTATTTATCACTTACTCTCCCGTTCTGTAACCCTTAAATGGATTTACGGGATAAATGTATTTAATTAAATGGATTTATACAAGTAAGAGTTCGGAGTGTCGCAAGTCCAAAAATCCACAAAGCTTCTGCACCTTCTCGCCATTGGGGTAATCGGTCTTGGCTGGAAGGGCCTTTAATTGCCACTCAGGCTTGTTTATAGCCCCTAAATCGAACTGATACACCCCTTGTGGGGTGGAGTTGATATAAAGCGTTCTAGCGCCCGTTCTAGCCCTTATTTCGGCCAAGTAATCCCACTTTTTCTTCTCAATCAAAAGAGTGGGGTAATGGGTGCGGCGGCACTTCATCTCGATATAAGCATCGTTGGTAATGCCGTCGTGGCGGTCGGTCGGTGAGACTGGCGTTAAGTCCGGATAAACCGACTTGAGCGCCTCAAAGAGTTCCACCTCGCGAAGGTAAATTAGTCGTCCTCTTCCCAATCATCGAGCGGATTTTTTATCGGGTCGCTCGGATCAACAATCCAATCGGGATATGAGCTTCTATCCATTGCAAAGGCAAGAGCTGTGCCTTCGTCCATTCCGGCTTTGCGGCAAGCGTCATAGACTTCTTTGGCAGCAATAGCCCAGAAATCCAACTTAGTAAGGATTGGCTCCTTCGTCGTTTTGCGACGTTTTGCCACCTTCTTCGCTGGTTTCTTAGCGCGCTTTCTTGTTGCCATTTCTAGCCACCTTTGCTGAGAGGGCTAATTCTAACTGAGACTCCATCTTGTCGAGGCGCGACACAATGGGCAGATTCTCAAGTTTTATTATGTATCTCAGTCCGGCAATAAGTAGGCCGATTGATCCGAGAACACTCGCGATAGTCGCGGCGAGGTCGGATGCTGGCATTACTTAATTTTGCCGTAGCGCTCGTAGTTGGGATTTAGCCAGTTAATAATGCTAGGCAAGACTGATACTAGCGCCGCATTTGCAATTGCATCTACATCCCAGCCCACCGCGAGGTATGTCGCTAAAGCCGTCGCGAGGAATGTTTTCCCCCACGTTTCCGCCATCTTTTTCAATTCTGCCATTTTGTTTATCTCCTTCGAGGTCGAACCAGCTTCCGTCTTTATCTCCCAAAGTTGTAAAACTAACGTGGAAATGATGGCGATGAGGATTAACCCCTTTGTATTTGCGCCACTTCCAATTTAGAATCGGTGATGAAATACGTCCATCAAAAATTAAATATTTAATACGCTTATCGCCTCGCTTAGCACACTTGCGAATTTTCTCGATTAGCGCGTGAGCTTCTTCCGGATGAGTTCCCAAGTCGCTTGTAATATCGAGTGCCCTAACGATTCCGTTTTCATCAGGGTTGTGATCCGATTTACGAGCGGAATGTCTTGTGTCGCCAATCCATCCATCGCTTTTGCGCGATCTCTCCATATAAAGGTCATCTATCTGCTCCCTTAACTGCTGACCGGCTTTGCATAACTTAGGCATTTTTACCGACAGTTAAACCTTCAGGAAGTGGCTTTGAATAATTCCAAACTGAAATATATTGAATTCCATCGCCATCGTCGCGGAGTTCAATTGTTCCATTGATAAAATTATTATCTTCAATTTCTGGATAAGCATCCTTAATTATTTGGTCTAGATTCACTTTAAGCTCCTAAATATTCGATTTCAAATTGTGATTGATAGCCGCCAGTTCCCGGATCGTCAATTCTGTAAATGTCCATATTGCCGCCCGAATTTTGATAGACAGCCATTGTTATGTAATCACCTGCGACCAAGTTCATAATTTGAGAAGTCGTAACTGCTGGCCCTGCGCTTGTATCGCCGGGTTGACCGCCATTATTCCATCGTGTGCCATTTTTAAAAATGGAGACAACTCTTCGACCGGTGGCACTAGCCGCGTTCCAATATGCTCGACAAGTTACGCGATAATAACCACCCTTGCCTGTCGGAATTGTCATACGAGCTGTGTTTGTCGTTGTGCTGTGGAATTCGTCTGTATCAAAAATTTCGGTGTTCCAAGTTAAATCGGTGAATGTGTTATTACTAATTGTTTGATGAGTAGTTGCATAAACTGAACAACCCACAAAAGAAGGCGTCGAAGATGCAGTTGCCCATTTAACTTTATATGGACTTACTGTTGTATCTGCTGTCAATACTTGTCCAGTTGTTCCAATTGGCAAATTGTCATAAGTTCCAGAACCTGTGCCAACCACAATATCGCCAGCAGCAGTAATAGTTGTTGCCATATCGTTTGTGAGAGTTACCGCACCTGTTGTGCCGCCACCTGTTAAACCGGTTCCAGCTGTAACTGCTGTGATGTCGCCTTGATCGTTATTTATCCAAGTGTAATCAAGATCAGTATTGGAAGCTTTTGAAAGAATTTGTCCGGTTGTGCCACCTTTGAGATCAACGAAAGAAGAATCTATCGAGTTGCCCAAAGTGCGCATCGCAAGAGCGCCGTCTTTGACGAGATCCGTATCGTCTGGCGTTTCCCACCCGAAGTTTGTTGTTGTTGCCATTAGCTGATTACTCCTATCGCGTCTTGCCATTCTAGCGTATTAAGTATGCTATTCCACGTTTCTGCCGCGTTCACTTGATCCCAAGTTTGGGCTACTGCGCTGAACTCAGTCGGTGATGCGGTGAAAGTCAATGAAAGGCCGTTGAGGGTGCTTGTCCAAGTCCAGCCCTCGACATAGCCTGTGAACTCACCGCCATAGATATTGATGGGCAGATTGGTTATTTTGACCGGTTGGCCCATAAATATATTTATAAGGGCATCTCGGTCGCCGTCAGTCATTTCGGGATTTTGAAGGGGAAAGGTTATTGAATCAAATAATGGGCGCGGATAGGCGCGAAGGGCAATTTGACGATCTACGATGGTTTGAGCGTCTGTTGCGTCGTGAACCAGCGAATTCTCTTGGACTGAATAAAGGCCATAAAGGTCAATTGAATCTTGGTCTAAAGCCGTTTTGGAGCTGTTGAAATTATTGCCATAGTTGATTTGATAATCGTTGATGATTTTGCCCGAGCGGATAGATTGCTTAATGCCAGCCGCAAAAGCCTCGCGAGCGTCTAATTCGGTATATCCATTGGCTAGAAGGTAAGTCTGCCGATGAGCTGCGTCCGCGTAACCAATTTCCCCGTTGGCGTTCTCATAAACATAACCAAGAGCTGAATTGGCGATTTGCGTGACGATTGAGTAATAATCAATTGGGTCGGCTGAACGCTGAACCATTTCATATTGGCCCGGTCTATCTATTTCGCCAAGCCCTGCATCACCGGCATTGGCCCAAGTTACTGACGAATCATAGGTTGTCCATTGTTGCGCTGGTGATAATTCATTCCAAGAATTCAAAAGCAAATCGCTCAAAATTGTGTAAATTTGGTCGCCATCGTCATCTTGGGCTAAAGATGCCGTCCAAATAGCTTTCGAAAGTTTAGATAATGCGCCTAAAGCAATAATTTGAATCTGCGTTACATAAGCGACTTCACCAGCAGTCCTAACGCTCGTTGAAACATCGCTGACGCGTCCTCCAAACAAGCTAACCCAATTGCCGCTTGTATCTTTGACTTCGAGGGTAACGCCAGTATTGACGCTCCAATCATAAAACGCGTTGGTTGCGTTGATGAGTTGCAAATTGCAATAACCGGCTTGGGCTTGGGTATTAACGTCGGTTCGGCCAGAAGTAGCCGTGAAGCCGACAAGGGTTAAATCTGTGGCATCTGTGCCATTAATTAGAACGCGATACTCGGGAGTCCAAGCTGTCATAGCAGTTGTGTTATTCCAAACAATCCGCTACCGCCGCCGGTTCCTCGAGAATTTGAATTGTTGAGAGCTGAGACAACCGCTCGAGTAAAGCCTTCTTCATCAATTGCGCTGGGAGCATTGACGTTAATGGTTATACCTTCCATTGAACGAGCTTCACCTAGACGGAATGAACCAGCATTGAAATTGGAGACTGTAATAGGCGCACTTGAACCAGTTGGAGCAGAAGGCGCTTTGGTCGAACTCGGTGCGCTCGATGGTGAACTACTTGGCGCTGGAGGTGGAGCAGGAGGCGTAGGAGGCTTGGGCGGATTGGGAGCTGGAGGAGTTGGGCTTGAAGATCCAGAGCCAGAGCCATAAGAAGGCGCTTTAATTGGCGCAACGTTTGGAAGTATTGGAATTGCGTTGTAAGCGCGAATGAGTGCGTTAATTGCATCAATCGCGAACGAAACGGTTGATTTGACGGCATTGACGACTGATCCAACAATATCCACAATGCCACCAGCTATTTTGCCAACAAATTTAAGAGCATCGCCAAGATTGTTAATGAATATTGGGATAATGAAATTGCGAATGAAATTGTATAAAGTCGTTAAGGCTTCTCGGTTGTTGTCAATCGCATCTTGAACTGGTTTGAGTGCAGCGTTCTTGAATTCAATAAATTTAGGTATGACTGTATTGATGAAGAAGTTTAATAAGTTCTGCAAAGTCGGCAAAAGTGCTGCACCGATAGATTCTTTCGCTTCATCAAAACCGACCTTTAATCTTTGAATTTGACCTTCGAAAGTATTGGCTTGAACTGCCGCTGCACCGCCAAAGGTTTGACCCAATTGATTAACCGCACCTTGCAATCCCATCGTTTTGATTTCGGCAGTCGAAAGACCAATACCTAAACGCGCAAGTGAGGAAGTATTACCTTCGTAAGCTTTACCTAGTGCGTTGGAAACTGTCTCAACACTTTTACCGGTAGCAGCTGAAATATCTAAAGCTAAAGTGAGTAATTTTTGTGATTGTTCGACTGATCCAGTTGCCGTCGCTAATCTCTGTAAGGCTGGACGTAATTGATTGTCTGCTTTCCCAGTAGCCAACGAAGTCTTTGTAATCTGCTCTTCGACTGCCGCTATTTGGGCTTCTGTGGCCCCTGTAACGTTCTCTAAGGCTAGGGCTAGGCGTTTTTGTGCAGCTTCATCTTCTATGGCCGCTTTGACGCCTTCGATGGCTAATTTGCCAGCATAGGCAGCAGCCGCAGCAGCGGCAGCAGCAAAAGCCGCAGCGGCAATCTTGCCGAACTTTTCTAACTTACCGCCAAAGCCTTCAACCTCTTTCGAGCCTACGTCCAGCTTCTTTTTTAAGTCATCAACGTCAGCGAGGATTGATAATTTAAGGGTTCTACTTCCAGCCATTAATCGTCCCACTTTCCGAGAATCTTAGAAAACGCATCTTCCCACTTAGCAATCAATTGAGGCTGAATTTTGCGAAGGGCTGGATAGATGAAATAGCCAGAATTTCCTCTGCCTTGACGTGGGGTGCGTCGTGGGAACTGACGATAACGATTAGATCCGAATTCGTAACCTGCC